ATACCAATAAATCCAATTGGCTCAATTACCATTTCTAAATATTCACCTGTTTTTAAATAAGATAAATACGATAAGAAATCAACAAGCTTTCTTTGTCTGGGCTCAATATATCCGTTAACGTGTAATTGTTCTAATGTAATTAAATCAGTACTGGACGCAAAAAAGCTATCATCAAACTTTTTATTAAATAACTCAGGTGGTATTTCGTGAGCTGCATATATTTTTTGCAACGCTCTTTGAGATGTTAATTTGAACTTTTCGCTCAACTCCTCTACTCCAATTGTGGTAACTACTGGAGCTTTACCGTCTGCGTCGCTATGAGTAATTAATATATTCTCACCTCTCTCTCCTGAATAAGTGCCTTTAAATGCTCTATCAATACTAGCAGTTGCTGTTTCACCCGGAACGCCATTAAAAAAACTTATAATTGTACCTACTGAGAAATTATTATTTACATACTTTTCATTAAAAGTACTTATGTCGATATCCGTGTTTATTTCTCTTACGGCACTTCTATAATTCTCAATAGGATAAATATCGCTTATGTTATCACCTGTTGGAACTTCATACTTCCACTCAATAAAATAAGTTCCAGGTTTTCCATTTGGTTTAAATTTTTCAATTATTGTAGTATCTTCATAGTGAGTGTTTTTTTTCCACTTTTTACAATAATATAATTTATTACCATCTTCTGAAATCCTACAATTTGAATTTTTAAGCAAATAAAAATAAATTGGAACTCCTTTTAAATCTGTAATTACTTGTATATAACAACCGTTAAATAATTCAGTATTTGCAGTTAATTTTTCGCCTAACTCATTTAAAGTTTCATACTTATTAAATCCATCAATAAATGCCTTAACTTTTGGCTCATCTTGTGGATTTTTAGCTTTTATTCCTTTTCCCCAAACATATCTAGCCTTACGATTTATAATAGCTCTATGTTCTGGATGTTCATCATATAAACGGATTAATTCATTAGGATATAAATTATCTTTACCGAAATCAATCCATCCATTACGATTTACTTTAAATTCAAGTTTTTGCATTTCCTTAAATTGAAGGATTGCAGTTTTATCATTGCCTACTAACTTAAATTCAAATTTTTGTTTTTCCATTATCCTTTATATACTACAGCAGTTGTTTGATTTCCTGTGTATTGTGTAATTTCATTTTCAGTATCTACAACTAATAATTTACCGTTATCAATTTCATTTAATGCTAATAACGGATCTAAATTAGTTGAGCTTGATTGTTCATATACTTTATATGTATAAGAGCCATTAAGTGGTAAAGAAAAAATGCCATTTAATAGATTTTCAGTTGTATTCTCAATTAAATCAAATTCATTAGCTCTTAATTTATTTATTGATATATCTTGAGATATAAAGCATTTAACTACATCTGATTGCTGATTTTTAACCTCAAATAAATAAACTGCATTAATTAATGTAGTCTTTTCAGATAAGGTTAAGATATTTCTATTAGTTGTATTTTTTCTTATTAATATCACTAATATATTAACCCTATTTTTTATTTTTTTACAAATAAAAAAGCCTTTACTAAATAATAATAAAGGCTTTTTTTGTAATTAATTTATTAAAGATTAAGATAATAAACCTGTAATAATTGCTGAATCTACTTTTTTCATTTTAACTGCTGAACGACCTTTGAAAGTTACTTTACTTCCAATAAAATCTTCATATTTAGTTCCTGCATCAAAAGCATCTCCAGACATTCTACATCCATTTTCTCTTCCTAGCATCCAATAAGTGCCGTCATTCATCTCAGCAATTAATACCATTTTACAAGGTGCTACATTTGCTAACTCTTCTTGGTCTAATGTATCTAATCCATTACTATCAAATGATGCTTCCCAATCGTAACCGCTATTACCTTGCGCTCCCGGAGTTAATGTATATTTCCAATTTGCTACTTCTGGCTCTTGGTCGTATTTTTTCCAAGGCACAGTTTTAGTAATTGCAGTAACTACATTTGATGTTAATGTTGCAGTAAGTAAATTAGAAAAAGGTGTCATATAATAACGAACTACCCCTGCTACTTGAGCGCAGTCTTTATTTACATAATTTTGTGTTAATGCCATTTCAAATAATTTTTTATTATTAATAATAAGGGGCTTAATTAAAAGCCCCTATATTTTATCCACCGTATAAGGTAATATATCTTTGATTAGTACACCATGTTGCAAATGCTTGTACATTTTTATAGTAATACGAATCTGATCCGTTAGCTTGTTTACCTGTTTCTAAAGCATTCATATCAGACATTAAATCCATTAATAAATGCAAGTAGTTAGGGTTACAGATAATCATAAATCCTACTAATGGTTTGAATTTAATTTCAATTCCATTATAGTATACTTTATTACCTTCTACTAAGAAGTTGATTTGTTGAGCAGCACCTACAGCATTATTTGCAATTTTAATCATTTGCAAATGAGCTAATGGAGCAAAACAAACTGGAGCGTCTTTAGTACCTACTTTATTAATTACTTTTGGATCTAAAGTAGCATACCATAAAGCATATTGAGCAGCAATGTTACTTGAAGTAACAGTTGAAATACTTAATACTTTTTTATAATCTCCTAAACCTGCTCCCGGAGCTGTTTTAGCCTGAGAGTTGTTATATAAAATAACAGTAGGTAAAGAATCAAATAATGTAGTAGGCATTGCAGCTACTAAAGTTTGTGCGCCTGCTGAAATAGAACCTTGAGAAGCTCCCGGAGTTAAAGCAGCAATAGCAGTTTTAGTTGCACTTGTAGCACCATTCCATGTTTTAGATTCCATATCTTCACCGATTGCAGGTGTAACTAATTGTAAGATATAGTTATCAAATTCCTGGGATACTGTTTCAAAAGCACCTGCTTTCATTGAAAGCTCAAAACGAGTATTCAATAAGTTGTTATAGTTAATAACATCTGAATATTCAAACTTATTTAAATAAACAGGAGTTTTAGAAATAACCTGAGAATCAGATGAAGCAGTTACAGCAGCTCCAGTATAGGCTTTCATACCTACAGATACTTTTGCTTCATAAACATCAGCACCTGCTTTATGTTTCTCATTAATGTTAATGTCTTTATCTCTGAATGTTCCCCAATCAGCGTATAACTCTAATACAATTTCTTCGAATTGTGTTTGTGGCAATGTTGTGCCTGAAAATGTAATTGGCATATTTTCTTAGTTTTATTTGTTTAAATTGATTGCTTCTTGTTTGTGAATTTTCTCAAATTCAGCTTTGTTTTCTTCGTTATACTTATGAGCTTTTACTTCATCAGTTAACCAGTTAATTTCTGCTTCTGTAAAATCAGAACCATCTTCTTTTTTACCATTAGATAAATATTCTTTTACAGTTTTAGTACCTAATGCTTTAATAAAGTCATTATATGATACACCTTCTTTTAAAGGATTTACAAATTGTGTGTTATCTTCTTTTGCCATGATTAGTTAAATAAACGATTATAAATTACTTTATCTTTGTTTGATAAAAGAGCATACTCTTCATCAGTTAATTTTTTAGAAAATTTATCTTCTTTTTTAGGAGTTTGTTTTTGTAACTCTAATGGTAAAGCAGCAGCTGTTTTACTTAACTCATCTACAAATTCTAAAGTAGATTTTAAAGCTGTTTCAGTTTTTTCTAATTTAACTTCAATAGCCTTTTTTTCATCTTCTTGAGTTTTGAATTTTCCATCAAATGCTGCAATTTTAGATTTTAATTCAGCTAATTGAGATAATACAGCTTTCATATCCATTTCAGGCTCTGGTTGAACATCTGCCTCTTTAGGTTTAATTTCTGTAATAACTCCTGCTGCACATACGATTGTAGAACCATCAGCGGCTTCATACTCACCTTCTGCCGGAACTGATACACCATCTGTTCCTGTAAATGTAGCTTTAGAGCCAACTGCTAAAGAATCAACGTTTAATACTGTTCCATCAATCAATGTAACATCTTCTAATTTTACAGGCTCTTCAACTTTTTTAACTGGAACTGAAATTCCTAATTCAAGTAAAGCTGCCTTAATTCTTTCCGATAATGGTTTTTTAGTTTCTGGCATTTTATTTAGTTTAATAATTATTAATATCTTAACTGTATAACCCTAGTTATTTATTTTTTACAAATACATGCTTGTATAATACTCTCTACAATAGCCTCAACCTCACTATCTGTAAGGTCTGCCTCAAGTTCTAAATCAAAATAACCTTCTAATGAAATTCCTTTTACAAGTCCTTTTTTCGCCATATTCCAAACATCATCATTTGATATTTTCATAGAACAAAATATAGTTCCATCTGGTAAATTTTCTAATCCTTTAGGAGCTGAAATACCTCTGCTATTATCAGATATAAATACCTCAAATACATTAACTCCCTTAGTTAAATTTGTAGTATCATGAGTAACCTTATTTTTATTTTGGTTTCCATCTCTCATATACTTTTGGAGTATTTGCATATTTGCTTCTTTTGTATATACTACATAAAACTCTTTAAATATTCCACTCCCTACCGGGTCTTCTACTTTACGATAAATAGGTAAATCAGCAACAATAACAGGAGCTGTTATAATTCTTTGCTCTTCATTGATTGCCATTTTTAACTCTGTATTTTTATGCTCTTCAAACATTAACCAATCGGTTAACATTGCAGGGCTTTCTACTAAGGCTATGTTTTGAATACCTTGTAATTTTAAATCTTGACCATCTAAATCTTCATTGATTGAGGCATAGTATATTGGTAATTTGTTTTGCATAATTTTAAAATGTTGATTGTTTTTCTAATACTTGAACTCTATTTTGTTTATCTGCTATTTCATTTACTCCAATTGTGGCATTTACATTAATTGTTTGTGTTTGCGCCATTCTATTTGATTGACCTCCATTTGAGCCATCGCTATTAATTAATGTTGAGTTATTACTAGGAGGTGCTATTGTTGGAGCTTCAGGTACACTAGGTAAATTTGGACTTCCACCTACTCCAGTAGCAGGAGCTGTTGAACCTCCACCTTCAAATTTTTGACTTGCTATTTTTGCAATATTTAAAGCAGAAACTACACCTGCTAAAGCTGCATAAGCTGGCCCTGCCACAGCACCAATAACAGGAATAGCAGAACCAGAAGAATATGCTGCTAATACTGCCTGAATACCTTGTATGGTAGCTTGGGCTAATTGTAGCTTTTTATTTGTTTCAAATTTTTGCTTTTCTATTTTAAGCTCTTCAGCACTACCTTTTTTTACATTGCTTAATTTGTATGAGTAAAAAGCATCTGCTAAACCTTGAGCAGCTTGTAAACTTTTAACAGTTACATCAAATGAAAAATTTTGTTCATCTTGTTTTAATTTTTTAGCTGCTGCTAAATCTTCTTCATCTTGTTTTCTTTTTTTAGCTCTAGCTTCAGCATCTCTTTTATCCTTTTCTTCCTGGATTAAAATATCAAGTAGTTTTCTTTCTTCATACGCTTTTTGTTGATCTTCAGCCTCTTTTTTTAACCTATCCTCTTCTCGTTTTATATTTGCGTCAATATCAGCCTTAACTTGTTGCTCTCTTTCAAATTTAGCTCTAGAATATTCAGCATCTGCTTTCTTTTTCTCTTCAATGTGCTTTTTATACTCATCAGCAAGTTCTTTATTATGATTAATTTCTAAAATCTTAACTTGAGCTAAAGCATTTTTATTTGACTCTAATGCTTCTGTTAATTGTTTCTTTTTCTCTTCATTTAACTCACCTCCTGCCCTTACAAATGCTTCAATTTGCTTTATTAATAAGCTATTAGTAAATATTATTTGCTTTTGTTTATTAATCTCAACATCTATAGTTTCTTGTCCGGCCGCTTTCATAACAGCAACTTGCCTATCATAGCCTGCTGTTTGTATATCTAATTGCTCTTTAAACTTTTTGCCATTTTCAGTTATTTTCTCACCCATTAAATCTAATTGATGATTAGTAGCTCCAATTGCATCAGTTACGCTATATAAAGCTTCTTTAACACCTCCTAAAGCATCGCTAACAAATCTTAATACTTTTGCTAATATTCCTGAGCCTTCAGATAACTCGTTAAAATTATCTACTAAATACCTAACGCCTTCAACAATTAATAATAATGGTATAGCTTTCATAGCCGCACCAATACCAGTAAATGCTGTCTTTATTTTTTCTCCATCGAATGAAGCAAAACCCTCTCTCAATAATCCAAAAGATGAATTTAACTTCTCAACTCCCTCACCTTCTAATGATTTGGTAGCATCTTTTAAATC